ATACGCCTACCATCTAAGCCTATGAGGTAGCCACGCTTAGATGCTGTCGCTACACGCTCACGTAAAGACTTAAGAGCAGGTGTGTTATCAAGGAACTTACGCTTGACTTCCTTACCATCAGCAGATGTACCACCTACAATGCTACCAATCTTCTCATCACCTGCACCATATAGGAAAGCATAGATGAAAGTCTTGGCTTGGTCACGAGTAGGTAGACCGGCAGACTTTTGGTTAGCAGTATGAATGTCACCATCTAATACCTCACGAGTATAGGAAGGGTCATTCATATAGTGGGCGAGCATACGTAACTCAAGACCACTGGCATCCATACCTACTAAATAGTTACCATGTTCTACGGTCCATAGCTTACGACACTCAGAACCATAAGGTGAATAGGATGCAGGTACCTGTGCTAAGTTAGGTCTAGCATGTGTCATGCGACCAGTCACAGCACCGATAGGATTGACATAGCCACGTACTCTGCCATCAATCTCGATTGCATCTACCCAGCTCTGCACCTGTGCTACACGTTTCTGTAACATAAGATATTCAGCTATCTGTTTAGCCTGTGGTAAGTCTACCTCATTGAGTACACGCTCGTTGACAATCGTGTTACCTTTCTCTGTAAACTCAGTAGGTTTCCAACCAAAGTGTTGAAGGTACCTAGCTATCTGTTGACGAGAGCCAAGGTTAAACTCAGGGTATATATAATAACCCCATTCTCCATCAGGACTGTAATGAGCACCTCTGTTTATCTGTGCCAAGTATCTTTTAGACTTAGTACCATCTAGCTTATACTTTTTCTCACCGGGATGAGGAAGGTCTATCCACACAGGTAGTGGCTTGAATGTATTACGCACATCAACCTCTACATTATGTAGCTTTTCTCTCAGCTCACCAAGTAATAGGTTAGCTTCACGCTCATTAATAAACCAACCATTCTCTATCTGTTGGGTAATAATACGAGCAACATCATGTTCAAGCTTGATGCTCTCCTCTCTGAAACCTGACAGTTCCTTGGTCAATGTTTCGTATACCTTCTCGGTTAACTCAACATCACGCTTACAATACTCAACCATATCCCAAGAGAACTCACCCCATTCAGAGTGGTCGCCCTTGCTAAAGCCAAGCCTGTTACCCCATGACTCTAATGAATGACCTGCTTCCCTGTTAGGGTTGGCAAGTCTTGACATGACTAGCGTATCTTGAATATCTTTTTGCCAGTTGAATCCCGTAATTTTTTCCAAGACGGGTAAATCATATCCAATAATATTATGCCCACAAATGTGGCTAATGTCATTATCACGTACCCAATCAGGAAAGCTAAAAATATCTTTGCCAATAAAGACATTAACAGTTCCATACTCTACCTCCTTTGCAACTATACACCATATAGTGTCAGGTCTAAGACCGTTAGCTTCTATGTCTAGTATAATTTGTTTCATGATTAAAATTCTCCCACTGAATCTGTTTCCTTCATTCTACCAGTTTCTTTGTCGTAGTGTAGAGAACATGCAGGACCAGTGAGTCCACTGAATCTATTCTTTAAGACTCTAAGTATCGTAGTGTTACGAACCACAGGGTCATCAGCTTGTTGGTTTCTTTCTAAGCCAATCACCATGTCGGATAGCTGTGCAATACTAGCTGAACCTCGAAGCTCTGATAGACTTATCTGTCCACCTTCTTCATGACCCTTACCCATGGGTCTACGCAAGTGAGAAACAAGGAACAAGCCTATGCCTGTTTCCTGTACGAGCTGTCGTAGCTTAGTCATGATACTATCAATAGCTTTACGCTCATCCATGACCTCTTGGTCACTGACTACGATAGACAGGTGGTCCAGTACAATCCACTTACAGTCCAAACCTTTAGCTAGGTAGCGTACCTTAGAGAGTAAGTTATCCTCACTGGTACTACCGAAGTGGTCATACATAAACACACGACCTTTACCCATGGTCTTATCCCAGTAACCTTTAAGCTCACTGTCATCTATGTCTTGCATGTTGAGGTGCAATGGTTTGTTAGCTTCGATGGACATAACACCTAGCGTAGTATTCTTTACGCTCTCCTCCAAAGCTAGGATGCCTATGTTCTCATCGGTTGCATTGAGCAAGTAATGTTCTAGCTCTCTGACCATTTGAGATTTACCCATGCCAGAGCCACTTGTAATAGTTACAAGCTCACCCTTACGGAAACCATAGGTCAAATCATTGACGCCAACCCACGGATAAGGAACGGACTCGACACGTATCTCCTCTGTCAGTATGTTCCATGTGTCCTCACTAGCTACAATACCATCAGGTCTGTAAGGCTTGGCATCCCACCATGCCCTAGTGAAGTCAGCTATCTTACCTTGCACTAGCATTTCGTTTGCATCCTTGAGAGGTAGGTTACACACCTTAACTTTGTTAGGTGAGAACAAATCTACCACGCTCTTGGTTGCATCCTTGCCTGCCTTGTCTGTGTCAAAGCACAAGACTACCCAGTCGAATGACTCTAGGTACTCAAGGCTACGCTTGATATCATTCTTCGCACCTTTAGAGCCAGTGCGTAGACTGACTGATGCGTACTTGTTACCGAACATTTGGTGAACACTCATTGCATCAAGCTCGCCCTCGCAGACTGTGATGTACTTACCACCACCCTTGAATATGTTCTCTCCAAACAGTCCTACATCCTTACTGTTACCATCATAGATAAAGTCTTTGGTATCAACAGTGCGTACCTTGTTACCTAGATGCTCACCATTGTCAGCATCATGGTATGGGTAGCAATGCTTCTTGATTAAACCATCCTCTCCATACTGTAAGGTAACACCATACTTCTTTACGACATCTGCATTGATACCTCTGTCTACAATGGCACCACTGTTACCTGTAAATAATTCCATCCTCTTATCCTCTATAATTGGTTCAGCTTTACTCTGACCATTAGGTCCTTCCCAATGTCCACAACCAAAACAATATCCTTGACCAGTAGAGTACCTTGCTAGGTTATCTTTACTGCCACACTGTGGACATGGTTCGTGTTGAACAAAGGTGCCTTGTTGCTGTTCCATAATTCATCCCAGTTAAATTAAAAGTGGCTACCCCATTACAGAGTAGCCATTTACATAAGAGTCTTATGTGGTTAGAACTCGTCAACCTCTTTAGCTACAGCATCGAACTCATCAAGGGCGTTGCCACCTCCAGAGTATTCGACCAAGTCAATAACTTGTACTGCTGATAAAGATTTACCTAAGCCAAACTGCTCAGTGGCTTGGTGCTCATAAGTATCATAAGCTACCTTGACCTTGGAACCATTGCCAATCTTAATTGCACTATCCCAACCATGCTTGTTCTCATCTACTACTGTAGGTGCAGGCATGTGGTTGCCCTTAGCTGTGATAGGCTTACGTTTAAACACAAACACATTAGCATCTTTTTGTTTCGGTTTGATACCGGATGCTATTAGTCTATCCCTTTCTTCATCAGTTACCTTCAAGTCTATTGAATAAACTCCGGGTGTTGGTGTGTATTTATCTACCTTTGGTTCAAAGAGAGCCGGGTATAGTGCTTCACCGATTGCTACTGCCATAATTATATCCTCATTGGTGTCTGAAAAATTATTAATAACTACGACACCATAATAGCTATTAATATATCTTTTATTTATCCTTTACTTAACCTTTTATTAACCTTTAATATCTATATATCTATAATAATATTATAACACATAATTAATAATTTGTAAACAAAGTATTAAGATATTTTCTATCATCATCACTATCCAAGTCAAAGCTTGCATAGCTCTTACGAATACAGTTATTACACATATCTAAATACTCACCTGTTTCATTGTCTTTATACACTGACTCATTATCGTTTAGTTGTTTGTTACATGCTTTGCATCTCATTATTCTTTCTCCTCTGAATCTCTATGTCCATACTCTTCATAATCATCATCATCAACAGTACAACCTGATGGGTCAATATCACAATTAGGATATGAATAACAACCTAAATGCTCTTCATCATTATCTGTATTCATTCTATCACCTCTAAAGTTATCTTATCTAATAAGTATACATTCCATTTATCTTCTTCCATAGAGCGACGATAAGCTAAAGCATCTTCTTCATCATCAAAAAACAAAGGCTCATCCCAGTAAATATTATTTAACACCCATCTCATTCCATTATCCTCGCATCAAAATGTATTAACCCATTGCTATCCATGTCTAGCTTTTTATTAGCCACTAGAATAGCTTCCTGTTGGCTCTCAGCCACTATGTTAAATGAAGCTATAGTGCCTGTCCATTTAACATCTACTTTATAATTGTATAATTGTGGCTCATCTACCTCACCACCTTCCCAGTCATACTCATCTTTGTTAGCATAAGTTCTTTCTACTCCGTTTATATCAGCCATACTATCTCCTTATTTTAATCGTTGTTCTAGTTCTTCTATTAAATCAGTAGCACTTATAATACCATGATTAGCCAAGCTAGTCCATGCTTCTTTTATCTCATCAATAGTAAAAGTTTTATCTAGTTTCTTTTTTAAATCTCTATTGATTTGTAATGCTTGGTTATAAGCGTTCATATTATTATTAGGGTTACTCATTAGTCCACCTCACTTATAAAATCACTTGGTCGCATACCTGTATCTCTATAAGCATCCCATAAGTCATCAACTTCCATATGGACTTTTTCCATGTCTATCTCTTCCATATCTTTTTCCTGTTCCTGTTCCCAGTTAAAATCTTCCTTCATAAAACTAAAGCTATTTGCTTTCATTACTATCCTCCTGTGTTATAAGTTCGTCCATGTACCAATGTCTTTTTATAGTTACATTATAACCACCTTCTTGTTCCTTTGCAAGTTTAAATTGTTCTGCTTCATCTAAGCTAGTGGTTTCCAGTTGCTTCTGTCCTTCTACCATTACGGTATAGTTATACTTTGGCATTATTCTTCTCCATATTTTTTAATTTTCTAGCATATTTTAAATCCCAACTATAACCGGCTAGTTCTGTAATGCCTTCTTTAATTTCATCAACTATTATATTCATTGTTTGAATATCTCCATAGTCCACTAATGACCACAACTGTGCATGGTCTACCCAAACTTTAATAAACTCCTCTCTAGTAACTTCCTTCTCACCGTTACCAGTCATTCGTTCAACTGTTATAGTTCTCTCGTCTACCTCTAATGTTTCTGTGAGGTTTCTTACTTCATGTAAATAATTTCTAGTCATTACTATCCCCTATACAATTTAAAATATCTTCTACTAAAGTTTAATCCTAGACCTTGATTATCTGTATAGATATCAAATCTTTTCTTAGTATATCTTTTATAAGTTTTAATTCTAAATTTAAAACCTAAGATATTGAAATGGAAAAACTTGTTCTTTGGTGTTCTACTATCTAAGTATATATTTTTCATATGTCCTCCTTGGACTTTTATTATTGTCAACGCATAACATGTTATGCCTACCTTATTACGCACTCCACATGGAATGCACTCACTTCATTACCTGTCGCTAATGTTTTATTCATGCCACCTTTACTGGCTACATAATCACACCACGAGTTCCACCAGTATACAGTACCTTTTCTCTGTGTCAAGTGTACATAGGCTTTTATTTTTTTCATTTTGGTTTTTTCTGTCAATGAATTAGGAATAGTTACATCTTTTAATTCCATTCCTAGCCTATTTAAGTTATGGCTGTCAATACATGATACATTAAAACCTAACATTTGACATACAAATGAAGCCTTGACAGCACCTAAACCCGGAACCTCCATGAATAATCTAACAGCTTTACTGACTGTATCAATATTTTCTAGTGATTCCTTTTGCAATTCTTGCACCTTCCAAAATAATTTAGTTTTATTTTCCATTGCATATTTTAATCCGGCTCTTTTGCTACCAAATAAATATTTACTTTCAGTGCCATGCGTATCAATATCATTCAATTGATTTTTACAGCTACTCAAAGGCTGTTGGATTGTAGTGAATACAAATTTAATCACATCCAATAAACCTTGGGGAGTTT